GGCATATCGCGCCGTATCAACGTACGGCACCAAAGTGTCAAAGCTGCACCGCAATTCCCCGCCCAACCCCACGACCTCGCAGGGGCAAAAAGAACGGGCGACCTCATTACAAGGCCACCCGTGGAAAGCAATCACAAAAAACGCTATAATATACAGCAGCTTCATTCGACCCAAGTATATGTATTTACGGCCATGCCTAGCAAGTGTACTTGTGGCAAAGTCAGAATCCTTTCCGCCCGCTCTAATGGCACCTCGTACTTTCTTTTTTTGCCTACTTGCTTAAAGTACCACCGCCCGCCCTCGGACTTGTAAAGCACCCCGCCCACCTTCATGCGCTCTACCTCCTTTTCAATCCCAAGGTAAGGGGATGGAGTAATGGGGGGCAAAGTCACGTTGAACAGCACCTTACCGCCCGCGTCCTCAATACCGCGTATCACGGTCGGGAGGTAGGGGTAATAGCCCTTTTTGTCCTTCTTGTTTGTCCTAATTGCCCTGACTGTGGCCTCGCAGGACGTGGGGAAAAATCCCATGCACTCCTTTAGGGTGCATTGTTGGAGGTGCTTTGATAAGGCTTCGCGCAGTTCTTGTTCGTTTACTAGCATATTTATTTTAGTTGTGAAAGTATAATCTTTTTGTGGTGGGCGTTGCATAGGGCTATACCGTGGGCTTGTGAATCACATTTTTTCCATCCGCTGCCATCCCCGACCGCGTATTCAAATGACTGTTCGCGGCCAAAAAAAGCTACCTCATAATTGCCCGTAACGGCGGCACACGATGCCCAATTGCCCTCAATCTGAAACACCAAATCCTTCACCATATCCTCGGTGACGGATTCATCTAACCATTCCGTATCTTCGGGCATCCCATCCGCGCCTAAAAAGCGGTGACGGTTGCAAGTGTCGTATCTTGGATAGTAAAATACGGTGTCTGCGTATCGTGCGGGCTGCTTGTCTTTGAGTTTTACAAATGGCATAATTCAATATTTTAGGAATGCGATTTTTTGTATAAGTGCATTTGCGGCCTCTTGGCATTTTACACGGCCTTCGTCCACACTAGCACAATCAATCTGCTTTTTATTGATGGCACAATAGGTAAATGTACCATCGTAGTGCGATGTGACCTTGTAGGTATTGCAAAAGGCATCCTCGGAGCGGTAAATCGGGAAGCCCTTGCGGTCATCCCAGACTTCAAACTCCAGCGAAGCGGCCACAATTTCGGGCTTTGCGGATTCGTCGAGCCATTTGTAGCCATCGCCGACACTTACAGATTTGCCAATACCGTCATACCAAAGGTCATGTTGCACGTTATATGATAGCTCTTCGCGATTTGTACGGTCGTCCTCAACGATATAAAATCCGTCGGACGTTGGCGGGGCTTCAATTGATTTCCATTGCATAGCTAAGGGGCTTTAGGGGTTAAAGAATCTTCGTTCAATTCCACGGGTTCATCCTCCCATGATAGGGGGCGACCGATTAGGCGGGCTATGGAGCCTTTAGGCAGTTCCACGCCTTGCACATCGCGGTCGCTATTAGTGGGCAATACCCATGCTTTTACTCCCTCTTTAAAGTGGGGCATTCCATCCCACACCCATTCAGCCCCGTTAAAGTCAACCGTAAGGAATGTCATGTTTAAAAATTTAAGGTTCACGTTGCAATATTGCCACGCAAAGATACAATATTTCACATTACCTACAATCTTTTTTCAAAAATAATTTGCAATTCAAGAAAATAGTATTAGCTTTGCAACGTGAACCAGTTACGTTATATCATCCCCGCGTTACGCGCAACGTTCGTTATAGGCGTTATGTTGGCGTTATGTTCGCCCCCTGCCTATATGGTTGCGGGGTGCCTAGTGGCGTGCGTTACAGCCGTTGCGTCGTGGCTGTTTGTGAGGCGTAACTTCCCCCCGCCGTTTCGCCCCGACCCATTGCGCCCGCTTGTAACGTGGAACCATCCCGACCGTAACGCGGATGACGAAATAGTTAGCCCGACCGCCGAAAAGTTGGTGGTTGAGGTGTACGAGAGGCAGAATAATCAATCAAATATAATTGAATTTTAAATATGGAAAATCAAAAAGTAATAGTAGTCGGCGACCCAAACATAGCCAAAGCGCACATTTTGGCGGAACTGGCAAGCAGGGGTATTCGCGATTTTGAACTCATTGGACACCGCGACATAACCGATGATATGTTGCCGCGTATGGAATACCCTGCTGCAACATTTACCCTATTTGAGCGGGAACCAGTTACGTTGACCATGACAAATGACCAAGTTTTGCATTACCCTAACCACCCCCCACAGCCGCAATACAGGCGCAACACCCCCAAGGTGAGCCGTAACGCCTTATGTCCATGCGGATGCGGGCGTAAATCAAAGCGGTGCTGCAATAAGTAGAATTTTAAACGTGAACCAAACCATATGCACAAGGCGGCTGGGGTGATGCGTTTAACGACTTCATTACTGATTTGGTTACTTTCCCCTGCGCCTTTATCAAAGGGCCAGTGGTACGCCGCCAGCGCGTGTTGGGTTGGAAGGTAGACGCTACAGGTCGCACTGTTGTTGAGCCTACTGAACGCCTTGGCCCTGAGTGCGAGCGAGTCGATCCGTTTTATATATACCCTGAACCGGGGATCAGCAACATCAACGAGGGCTACTTGTTTGAGTACCACCCTTTGAGTCGGATGCAGTTGTCTGATCTGATCGGTGTTCCGGGCTACGATGACGATGCTATACGTAAAGTGCTGGAAATCGGCAACGGCATGTCGTGGATTAACTTGGATGTAGAGTTACAGAAGAACGAGGAGGAGCGTAAGTTCTACTCGTACATGAAACCTACAACTGAGTTTGATGCACTAGAGTTTTGGGGCAAAGTCAGTGGCAAGATGCTTATCGAGTGGGGTCTGACTGAAGAAGACGTACCCGATAGCGCACGAGAGTACGATGCCAACGTCTGGATGGTGGGCAATATCGTTATCAAAGCCGTGCTGAACTACGACCCCTTAGGTGAGAAGCCGTACTGCAAGACTTCGTTTATCAAGTGCCCCGGTGCATTCTGGGGTAAGGGTATACCCGAGATTATTGAAGACCTGCAAAGCGTGTGTAACGCTGCCGCACGTGCGCTTGTCAACAACATGGGTATCAGTAGCGGCCCGCAGGTTGAAGTCAACGTAGAGCGTTTGCCGCCAAACGAAGACATTACCCAACTTGCCCCTTGGAAAATTTGGCAGACTATCAACGATCCCGTAGGATCGAGTGCCCCTGCTATTCGGTTTACACAGCCTGACTCTCGTGCTAGTGAGCTTGTAGCTGTGTACGACAGGTTTAGCAAGTTGGCTGATGACCACTCAGGCATTCCTGCTTACGTGTATGGTGACTTCAATGTGCAAGGCGCTGGACGTACATCGTCCGGCTTGTCCATGTTGATGGGCGCTGCCGGTAAAGGTATCCGACAAGTCGTGATGCACATTGACACCGATGTAGTCAAGCCGATTGTTATGCGCCAGTTTGTGTATAACATGCGCTACGACGAAGATGAATCAATTAAAGGCGATGTTCAAGTTATTGCTAAGGGCGCAATTAACCTTGCGGTCAAAGAAACTGTTAACATTCGCCGTATCGAGTTCCTCAACGCAACCGCCAACCCCGTCGATCTTGAGATTCTCGGTAAGGATGGTAGGGCAGCGATTCTTCGTGAAATCGCTAAAGGGTTGCAGATGCCTGTGGACGAAGTTATTCCAACTCGGGAGAAGTCGGGCTATCAAGCTCAGATTCAAACTAGGGCAACAGCGGCTGCTGCACAACAGCAAGCGCAAGCTCCAGAATCTGGTGGAGAGAATCCTGATGGATCACCCAAAGGTGGAATGGAAGCCAACACAGTGCAGAATCGTGTGAGCGGGAGGGCAGCATGATCAAGCCTGAACCGCAAGTGATCAAGGCGTTAGCCTTGTTTGTTCGACAACACCCAGATTTTCTGGAGTGGCTTGAAGGATGGCGCTTGCGCGAGCTAGATCAGTTACCGAACGCAATCAACAACACCGCAGTGTTTCAGGGGCGCTGCCAAGTGTTGAGTGAGTTGACAAAACTCACTAAAGAAGCCCCTGCGTTGGCGGCAAAGTTATGATGAAACTCGCCGTCTTTAATCACGCACACCGATAGGAGCGTTCAACATGGCAATACCAGAGCAAATTCGTAAGCAGACCGAGGCAGTTCAGCAGTTGTATCAACAACTCAACCCGGACGACAACACAGGCGAACCAACATCCGCCGATGGCACCGTCACGTCCGTTGAGAATAGAGATAACACGCCACTTGCCGACGCTAACTCTGCATCGAACAATGCTGCTCCATCATCCGCAAATGAGCATAAGTCGGATGATGACAACCTGCCGGAAGAAACCATTGTCCAGAAGTACAAAACACTTCAGGGTATGTACAACGCCGAAGTCCCCCGCCTGCATCAACAGAATCGGGAGATGTCAAACCGTGTACAGCAGATGGAACAATTGCTTGCATCATTATCCGCACAGCAAACGAGTGCTCAGTCGCAACAGATTGTCGAGAAAATTGTTACCGACAAAGATGTTGAGGAGTATGGCGAATCGCTTGATGTGATGCGTAAGGTGTCCCGTGAGGAGTTAATCCCTATGGAACAACGCTTTGCGCAGATGGAACAGATGTTTAGGCAGATGCAAACTAACGTAGTGCCGCAGGTGCAAGCCGTAGCACAACGTCAGCAAGTATCCGCAGAGCAAGGGTTCTGGGCTGAACTGACCAGTGTTGTCCCTAACTTTCGCCAGATCAATGACAACGACGCATTACAATCGTGGTTATTGTCGGCTGATCCGTTGACGGGCATTACTCGCCAGACATATCTCGACGATGCGCAACGTTCGCTTGATGCGAAACGTGTTGCTAATTTCTTCCGTGCTTGGCTAGAGTCCACTGGACAAGCCGCAGTTGCTCAATCCACTGGTCGCGCTCAAAACTCTGAATTGGAAAAACAGGTTACCCCCGGTCGTTCAAGAAATACTGGAACACCTGCAACTACTAACCAAGGTAAAATGTATTCACCGCAAGACATCCAAAAGTTTTTTAACGATGTCCGAACTGGTAAGTACAAAGGCCGAGAGCCAGAGCGTGACCGAATCGAACGCGATATTTTTGCTGCACAGCGAGAAAATCGCATCCAAGCTAATGCCTGATTAAAGGAGTTTCACCATGTCTTATCCCGTTTCCCCCGGTCGTCCCAATTACAGCGGTAACTTTATCCCTGAAATTTGGTCTGGCAAATTGATTGAAAATTTCTACGACGCCACCGTGCTCGCAGCAATCTCGAACACCGATTACGAAGGCGAGATTCGCCAGTACGGTGACACTGTAAATATCCGTACTACACCGGAAATCACCATCCGCGACTACGTAAAAGGTCAAACCTTGGTCGTAGAAAATCCTGACAAACCAAAGATTCAATTAATCATTGACAAAGGCGAGTACTTCTCCTGCGTTGAAGATGATGTGGACAAGGTTCAGTCGGACATCAACTTGATGGACACTTGGTCAAAGGACGCTTCTGAGCGTATGAAGATCAAGATTGACCAACGTGTGTTGACCGACATCCTGCCCGGTATCGTAGCTGCCAACAAGGGCGCAACCGCTGGTGAGCAGTCTGCCTCATTTAACCTCGGTACAAGCGCTGCTCCGCTAACCGTGACCAAGGATGGCGCTTCTAGCACCACCTCTGTTGTTGACTTGTTAGTTGACCTCGGCACTGTATTGGACGAAGCTAACTCACCTGAAGCTGATCGCTTTGTGGTTATCCCTGCCAAGATGGCTGGTTTGATCAAGAAGTCTGAACTGAAAGACGCTTCGTTGACTGGTGACGCACAGTCTATCGTCCGTAATGGTCGTCTGGGTATGGTTGATCGTTTTACTATCTACGTGAGCCACAACTTGAGTGTGTCTTCAGGTAAGTACAACATCATCGCCGGTCACAAGATGGGCTTCACGTTTGCATCACAGATGACAAATATGGAAACCATCCGCTCCGAATCAACCTTTGGCAACATTATCCGTGGCTTACAAGTCTATGGATATAAAGTTACCAAGGGCGAAGCTTTGGCAACGGCTGTTATCAGCTTCTAAGTCTCCCCAACATACTGAAAGGAAATTAAAATGGCTGCATATACTGACACGCTCGGGTTCAATAAGGGTACTGCTGCGTACCCCGCGAACGTCACCGACATTTCTAAGTTTGAAGTAACCTTGGACTTCGCCGCAATTGTTGCTGCTCGTTCTGCTGCTAGTGCTACGGCACTGGCTGCTGCTGACACGCTGCAAATAATCTCTCTACCTGCCGGTTCTATTGTTTTGGCGGCTGGTGTGAATGTGACGACTGCTGAGACTACTAACACGACTGCTACCTTCGACCTTGGTTTTACAGGTGGTTCACCGTACGCTGCAAACGTGTACGCCAACGACGTCGCTTCCAACGCTACTGGCTTGAAAGCTGCTGATCTCGCAAACCCATCCGTCATAGTTACTGCCGACACGATTGATCTTTTGATCAACACCGCTGTCCCAGCTAACTGCGTGATGAATGTTTTTGCTATTGTTGCCAACGCCAACTAAACCCAGTGGGGGCTTCGGCCCCTGCTCTTAAAAGGAGAAAATCATGGGTGTTTATAGTGGTATTGCACAAGACAATGTGACCATCAACAGCGGTAAAGCAGTATTGCAAACGCTGGCTGTGACTACCGGTGTTCGCATGGCTGTTACGGCGGCTGCGGCTGCGGGTTCAACTCAAGCTAACGCAACTGCATTAGCTGAAGGTTTGAATGTCGTCTCAGGGGCTGATGCAACCAAGGGCGTAGTTTTGCCTACGGCGGTTGCTGGTGCTACTGTGATTGTCAAAAGCACTGCTGGTGCAGTACTAAAGATTTATCCCGCAACTGGCGGAACAATCAATGCACTTTCGGCTAACGGTGCACTTAGTATTGCTGCGTCAACTAGTGTGATGTTAGTTG